AAGTGTTAATAGTTGCATAAAAAAATCTAATGACACAGGTGCTTGGTATGTAATGAGACGCAAACCTTCAACAGCTGCAATAAGTATGATTTTGGCAGTAGGAAAAGCAGAACAGTACGGCGCAAGGGCGCAAAACCAAGACATTGTAGTTGCTTAGATGCTTGACTTATATAACGTTTTGATAAAGAATTAGAAGTTATGGGCTTCTGGCAAAATCTACTTGGTGTATCACCACAAGACGACGTCAATAAAGTTGACGCAGCAGTAGCACCATATAACTTTCAAGGATACGCCCAACCATTTGACATTTTTGGTGTTACATCTGTAACCCGAGCACAAGCTATGCAAGTTCCAGCCGTTGCAAGAGCTAGAAACATTATTTGTGCAACTATCGGATCATTACCATTAGAAGTAAGACGCGAATCAAACAATTCACGTGTAACCACACCACCATTTATTAGACAACCAGACCCAAGAATGACAGGACAATCTGTATATACATTTTTGGCAGAAGATATTTTATTTACAGGCAATGGTTACTTACAAATACTTGAACTAGGTGCAGACGGACGACCATTAAGCGCACAATGGATTTCTTCAAGTCGTGTCACAAAAACTTTAGACGCAATGGGAATAAATGTAGTCGGATATTCTGTTGACGGAAGCAGAGTACCAAACGCAGGACTAGGTTCTTTAATACCATTTACAGGATACGACGAAGGATTATTAAATCGCGCAGGAACAACCATTCTTACTGCGTTGGCATTAGAAAAAGCAGTTAAAAGATTTGCAGATGAACCAACACCTAACGTTGTGTTGAAATCAAACTTGCCAATGCCAGCAGAAAGAGTTACAGCCCTATTAAATTCATGGAAAGAAGCACGCAACACACGCGGCACAGCTTTTGTAAACGACACAATTGACTTTCAAGCAATTGGTTTTAGTCCAGAACAAATGACTTTGAATCAAAGCCGACAATACATGGCTTCAGAAATTGCTAGGGCTTGTAATTTACCTGAATGGTATCTTGGCGCAAACGCAGGCGGCAGCATGACCTACTCAAACACAATTCAAGAACGCCGAGCACTTGTAGATTTCTCACTCAAGCCTTTAATGACAGCAATAACATCACGACTATCAGATATTGACATAACCCCACGCGGATCATACGTCAAATTTGATTTATCAGAATTCTATGCGCCAAGTGCGCTAGAAAGAGCTGAAATATTCACAAAGTTAATACCTTTGGGAGTTATGACAGTTGAAGAAGCAAGAATCGAGGAAGACTTAATAAATGAATAATTATGTAAAGTTTTCTACAGACATTATTGCAGCTAATTCATCAAAACGTGAATTAACAGGTGTAATAGTGCCATTTAACAAAGTTGGTCACACAAACATGGGTGACGTTGTATTTAATCAAGGTTCATTAACCATTGGTGACGGAATTAAATTATTTACAGAACACGACATGACAAGACCAATTGGAAAATTAAAATCATACGAAGAAACCAATGAAGGAATAGTTGGCACATTTAGAGTTGCAAGAACAAACGCTGGTGATGACGCTTTGGCTGAAGCCCAAGAAGGATTACGCACAGGTTTCTCAATCGGCGCAATGATTGACGATTATGTCACTAAAGGTGAGCAAGTAATTGTTAACGCAGCAACATTAAAAGAAGTATCACATGTAACATTTCCTGCATTTGGTCAAAATGCACAAATAACTGACGTCGCAGCAAGCGAATCAGAACAACCACAAGAAAGCGAGCAAACTATCGTGTCAAACGAAGTAACTCCAGAAGTAGTAGAAGAAGTTGCAGCTGAAGTTGCAGCTCCTGTAGTAGAAGCTGCTGAACGCAAAATTATGCCAGCAATTTTTACTGCACCAAGAAGTCCAATCGTTGGAAAGGCTTCATACTTAGAACACTCAATCAGAGCTGCACTAGGTAACGAAGACTCACGTCAATACGTAATGGCAGCAGATACCACAGGTAACAACGCTGCATTTATTCCAACACCACAATCAACAGAAGTAATTAACGGCATTGCAAACGCAGACCGCGGTGGCATTGACGCAATTTCACGTGCAACACTTCCTGCATCAGGAATGTCATTTGAAATTCCAAAAATTACAACTGCACCAACTGTTGCTGAAGCAGCAGAAGCAAACGCAATATCTGAAACAGATATGGCTTCATCTTTTGTTTCTGTTACTGTTAAAAAATACGCAGGACAACAAACATTCTCAGTAGAATTATTAGATCGTTCTTCACCAGCATTCTTTGACGAATTAGTTCGCCAAATGGAATTTGCTTACGCAAAAGCAACTGATCTAGCTGTTGTAAACGGTATTGCAGCAGGATCAACAGATGGTGGAAACCGCACATTTGACGCAGCAGGTCTTCTAGACTTCGTTGCTGACGGTGCAGCAGACATCTACGCAAATTCCCTAGGATTTGCACGTAACTTGCTTGTATCTCCAACCGCATGGGGAACAATCATGGGCTTCAACGACGCAGGTCGTCCAATCTACAACGCTTCACAACCAAGCAATGCTGGTGGAAACGTTGGACCAACTTCCTTAATTGGAAACGTTGCAGGACTAAACCTTTACGTATCACGTAACGTTGCAGCTTCAGGCGACTACTCAATGTTTGTCATCAACCCAGATGCATACACTTGGTACGAAAGCCCACGTCTACAACTACGCACCAACGTAATCAACACCGGTCAAATCGACGTTGCTTACTACGGCTACGGCGCATTAGCAACAAAAATTGGCGCTGGCGCTTACCGATTCATGGTTGCATAACCATAATCAACTAAACGTGTGGGTGGTTCGCCCCTGTGCCACCCACACCCCTAAAGAGAGGAACAAGAAATGCCAGTACTAGTAACAGCTAGTGAATTAAGAGCTGTACTTGGTGTTCCTGTTGCTCTTTATTCAGATGCACAACTTGATTCAATAATTGAAACTTCAGAAGACGCAATTGGTGACTTTCTTATTCAATGGAAAGTTGGAATTGACAAACATTATTCAGCAAACACAACTACAACAACTATTCACACAACAAGACCACATGGATTTTATGATGGACAAACAGTTGCCATATCTGGCGTAGAAGCACATGTAAACGGCAACAAAACAATTTCAGAAATAGTAGATCCATACATTTTTAGAATTACAACAACAGGTGCACCAGTTCACACAGATTGGTATAACGTAATACCTAACGGAATTGCTGCAGAAAACGATTTATCACAATACAACGGCGTAGACGCAGTAGAAGAAGCCGTACTACAAATTGCTGTAGACGTATTCCAATCAAGACTAGCTGCAGGTGGCACACAACAAGCCCTTGATTACACACCAGCCCCATATCGCATGGGTCGCACACTTTTGTACAAAGTAACAGGTTTAATAAGCAAATACATTGACTCCAATAGTCAAGTAGGTTAATTATGGCTCTTAGTACGCTACGTGCAGGGCTTAAAACAGCAATAACAGATAACACAAAGTTTACGGCTTATGATCATGTGCCAGAAATTATTATTCCACCAGCAGCTCTTATTTTGGCTGGAGACCCATACCTAGAACCAATTGTTATAGGTAACAACAAGAATTGGTACGTAAGACTTACTTTAGAAGTAGTCAGCACTACGTATTCAAACCCAAGCGCATTAACAAACTTGGAAGATGATATAGAAACAATCTTGGCACTTATACCGACAAATTGGATTATACTGTCAGTATCAAGTCCGAGAATTAGGCAGACAAACAGCACAGACATGCTTACTGCTGAAATACAACTACAAACAGCCTACACAGGCTAAGGAAGGCAACAAATGGCAACAACAGTTTTAAGTGGTCGTCAATTATCACTCAGCGTTGGCGGCAAAACTTACTCAGAACAAATTTTAGATTCTGCTATCAATTTTGATACCGAGCGTTTAACTTTTGACACCCTTGCAGGCAAAGCCTACAAGTACATTGACTCAA